GTGGAGCGCAGGAATCCCGAATCGCGTGGCTTCTGCCACGGTCTGCTCCGCCACGGCGAGCGGGGCGAGAATCAGGACTGGCCCTGGGATGTGGCGCGCCCATTCGAGTTGCTGGAAGGTTTTCCCGAGCCCGCAATCCTCGAACAGCGCGGCGCGGCCCCGACGAAGCGCCCATCGCACCACGTCATGTTGCCAGTCGAATAGAGAAGGATGCAGGTCCGGTAGATCGGCAAGCCCCGTAGGAGGATCAAGGGCAAGCTTATCGGCGAGATAGTCAGCGTAGGTCATGGTTTCTATCTTACAAGCGCGATTGCGTCCGCGCAAGAGGTCACGCCTCCCTCGCCGCCGCGCAGAACATGGCCGTGCCAACTACCCGCGTCAATTGGTAGAGGCCCCAGCTCCCCCAACTGGGCTCCAACGCGAACAGCCACCAGGCAATCAAGCCAACGCCGAAACTCAGGCCCAGCGCCGCGCCGAGCAGGTCATGCGCCAGCACCCGAGCGGCCATCGCGCAGATCGCCAGATCGGCCACGGTCACCAGGGTCAGGTCACGGCCCTCGGATGCGCCGAACCAGACGGCCGCGAGGCTGACGAGGGTCAGGAATCCGATGACGTTCAGGGCCGCCATCAGCGGCAGGAGCGCGTAGGCGATCAGGCCCGCTTGCGCCAGCGGGTAGAGGTTGCCGATCAGGTCGGGACTGACCCAGTGGGCGGCGCTGTCGGCCACGAAACTGACGCCGAAGGCCGCGGCGAGCAGCCAGTGGGTGCGGCTAGGCCGCGTTCCCCAGGTCGCCTCGAATCGACGCCGAATCTGATAGCGAATTTCGAGGGAGGCAAGCCAGATTACCGGCACTGCGCCGATCCAGTGGGCCAACTCCCCGACCCACCAGTGCGGGTCCCTCACGGGCAATCCGTGAAGGGCGGGCAGCGGTGCGAGTTGTTCGTGCCCCCGCCGCCATCGAACGCGATCACGGTATCCGGCCCCGGCTTGACGATCGCGATGATCTGCGCGGGGACGCCGTGCGGCTTGATGTAGAGCGTGGCGCCTTCGCCGCCGGAGACGAGATCGGCCAGGATGCGGCCGGTTTCCTCGGGGCCGAATCCCCAGCAGTGGGGCAGCGGCGGGCCGTGTTCGGACTCCATCATGGGGTCGGTCATATGAAGGTTTCCTCCTCGGGTAGATCCTCAAGGAACCGGGGGAAGTGCTGCCGTATCTCCTGAATCACCAGCCGCTGCGTGTCGCGGGCCGCGCTGATTTCCTCAAGTAGCCGCTGGTTGCTGGCGCGGGTCAGGTTGTTATCCGCCTCCCGACGCCGGGTATGGTACTCCTCCAGAAAGATGAGCGCCACGAGGGCCAACCACTGCGCGATGACCAGACCGAACCCAACCTCGTTAGCGACCACCGCGCCGCTCGAGGGCGTTAAAACGCTCTTCCAGGTGCTCAAATCGTTGGACGAGATCATCGACCTTCCCATCTAGCGCCGCGAGCGCCGAGTCAATATGTCCCGCCCAATGAGCGGCCTTGAACACGACGACGCCGATGCCGATCGTCTGGAAGATGATGCCGAGCAGGAGGCCGATTTGCCCGAGGTCCATCATGGCAGCCCCGGCGCCCACGCGATGACCAGCATAGCCTCGTTGTCGTCCTCGAGGTATTCCATGAACCGAGCGTGCGCTTCCTTGCTCCGGAGGACGGCTTGCTTCACGACTTTGGACGCGCCGGTATCCTCGTCGCGGTCCACCATGATCTCGCCCCGGACGAGCCCGACCAGGATGCAGCCCTCGACGTCTTCCTCGGTATTGCCTGAGTGAATCAGGATGCGGGTGCGGCCCGGTACGTCGGTCACCTCGAACGTGGGGAGGTTGTGCTTAAGGAAGATGGTCCGCTTGAGCCAGTACTTCCCTTCGGGGATGCAGGAGACGCCGGGCGCGTTATCGCGCCAGTCATCCTCAAGAGTAAAGCAGGAGAAGTCGGGCGCGGTGAGCCGGCCGAACGTGCCATCGGCGTTCCGCTCCGTGCGGGTCAGGGTCAGCGTTTTCACTCCGGGACCGCCTGATACCCTGCCGGCCAGTCCGCCGCGCGCACAAGCACCACGAGGTCTGGTGACTCGCGGACGAACCAGTCGCCCTCGACGGCGAGTCCCGTAGTGAGCGTGAGGACGCCGAGTCGGGGCGTCTGTGCCTGAGTCGACATCCCAGCCTCGTCCACAAAGCACCCTTGCGGCTTGCCGTCTTCGATGCGTCCGACGCCGATCAGTTCACAGAGCGCACTCCAGTTCTCCCACGAGAGCTGCATCGCGGCCACCGGCTCGCCGTTCTTCGTCCATGCGCTCATTTGGTTGGCTGCTCCTCTGGCATTGTCGGATGGTCTCCAGTCATGCGGGCGACCTGCCCCGCCACCTTGTCAGCGCCAGAATTGACGGCGGCGTGAATGTCGTCCAGTTTCGCAGTCACGTCGGAGTGCTCGACGGCTCGCGCCTGAATCGCCTCATTCTTGTTGGTATCGAGGCGCTTGAGGATGACGCTGGTGGCCGCCGTAATCGCCGCCGTGACGACGCCCGCAACTGCCGTGGTGATCGCAATGACCGCACCGTCCGTCATAGGGTCTCCGAGGTGGCTAGGGTCCAAGTCACAGCGCCCCCACGGCATGATCGACCAGCACGTAGGCGGCTTCGTCCGGCGTCCGCACCACAGCACCGATTCCGCCGAGCGACTTCACCATGCCGAGGAAATTGATCTGCTCGATCGAGGAGCGGCCCCGTTGGGACTTCACTTCAAGTGCGGTGAATAGCCCGACTTTCTTCCCGACCATCTCAGGCGTGATGACCACCGGCGTAATCCCGATCAGGTCACTGCTGCCAGGGCAGAGCCCACAGCGCACTGGCCGGCCGTCCTTGGTGTAGAACGTCCCGACGTTATTCCGGAACGTCCGAGCCCCAGACGCCGACAGCCGTATCTGGATCGCCTGCATCGCGTCGCGCTCGGGGTGGCCTCTCACGCTGCCCCCGCCATCTTCCGCTCGCGGTGCCGTATGATCGCGTCGGCCCAGGTATCCGGCCGCGCATACCCCCGCTGGCGGGCGAGCTGGATCAGGTCGTCACGGGTCCGCGCCTGCCCCTGCTCCCGGCGCCGCTGCTCTTGGACCTGCACGCGATCCAACTCGACCAACTCGCCCTCGGCTTGCTTCACTTCGCGGGGCTGGGCCACGAACACATGCTGACAGTAGGTGCAGACCGGCGTCCCGCCGCGCATGGCGCCGAAACACTTCGGACAGACGCGGACACCGCGGTTGCCGTCAGCCGCCTTCTTCCCGTCCGGCCGTCCCTCGAGCGACCACTCGCGCACCTCGTCGGGAAACCCGTGGCGCATCGTGTTCCCGGCGTGGTCGAGGATCAGCGCCTCGGTCTTGCCAGGCGCCGGCCGCAGGATGCGCCCGCACTGCTGAAGCCACAGGCCCTCGGACTGGGTGGGCCGGAGTGAGATGCCGACTTCGCAGTGCGGCACATCGAACCCTTCGCTCACGAGGTCGCAGGAAGTGAGCACCTGAATCTCGCGGCGCATGAACGCCGCTATGATCTGACGGCGCACGAGTCGGTCCAGCGTACCGTCGACGCTGTAGGCCCGGATCCCCGCCGCCTTGAACTGTGTCGCGACATGCTCGGCATGAGCCACGGAGACACAGAACGCGACCGCCGCCTTGCCGTCCGCATGGCGCTGGTAGTGGGCGACGGCATCCCCGGTCACGGTCGCGGTGTCGGTTACCGCCGTGAGTTCCGACTTGACGAAGTCACCCATCCGAGTGTGCAGGCCGTCCGTCTGGATTGTCGGAGGCGCGAAGACGCGCACAGGACACAAGGCCCCCAGTCGCACGAGATCCAGCACGGTCGGGCCGAGGATCATCGTCTCGAAACATTCGATCAGGCCCTCACCTGAGAGTCGGACCGGCGTGGCCGTGACACCCAACACCTTCGCCGCCGAGAAGTACGCCAGCACCTTGCCCCAAGTTGTCTTCCCGACCGCATGGTGCGCTTCGTCCACCACGATCAGCGTGAACTTCCCGAGTCGGTGCAACCGCTTGACGACGGTGAACACGGAGCCGACCTGCACTGCCCGCTCGAAATGCTCGGGATAGCCAGCCGCCACGATCCCGTGCGAGGTGCCGAACGCGGTAAGTGAGGCAGAAATCTGGTCGATCAATTCGGCGCGGTGGGCCAGGATCAGGACGCGGCCGTTACGGAGCGCGGCATGGTGAGAGATGTAGGAGAAGATGACCGTCTTGCCGGACCCCGTGGGCGCCACCGTCAGCACCGACCGATAGCTCTTATACTGGGTACGGATGCGGCCCACCAGATCGTTCTGGTAGGGACGGAGAACTGGCGGCGTCACCGCACCCGGACCCAACGCGCCATGACAGCGTACCGCAACTGGCGCCGGCCGGGGTTATGATAGGCGGACTTCTTCCACCGCTCCTCAGCGGTCGTAGAGAATCCGCGGGGGAGCACCCAGGGTCGCACCGGCAGGCCACGCCTCATGCCAGCCCGCCTTCAATCAGTTCCTGTGGCGTGAGCTTGACGCGGTGTTCCTTGGCGAGCGCCAGGATGCGGGACTGGTACTGCGCGGGGATCTGACCCTGGGCGCGCCGCGAGGCCGGCGACCACCGCTGCCCCTTCCGACGCTTCGTCGGGACCGGCTGGCCCCAGCGCCAGGTCGTTGTGTGCGCGACGTGGAGTAACTTGGCGAGCCGGTAATACCCATCGAATCGGGCGAACACCAGTTCGGCCGGCGTCAGCCACTTCGCATCGGGGGGAGCCATAGTGGTCATGGCGCAAGATAGGAACCCCGTTACCACAACGCAATAGCCGAGGGGGCTTGCGGAAACCCGCTCACGTTACTACACTGCAATACCCGCAGGACATACCCCGAAGGAGGAACCCGTATGCCGGACCCGCTGTTGCAGGACATGGTACGGATCGTGAGCGAGGCGCGGAGCCGCGCCGCGATCGCGAAACTCACGCTCATGGCGAAGCAGGAGCAGTTCAAGCAGGACCATGCGGCGCTCTATCAGGAAGACTCGGACGCCAGGATCGTCCTCGAGACCGCTGAGGCCGCACTGCGGAAGTCGGCCAAGGAGCACGTCGACGCCCACAACGGCGTCACATCTGCACTGCCCGCTGGCGTCGGCGCCCGGAAGGGCGTCGACATGGACTACGACGTGAAGGAGGCGTTCGCGTGGGCCAAGCAGACCGGCGTCGGCCTCATCCTCGACGCCAAGGCGTTCGAGGTGATCGCCAAGAATACTGACCTGCCGTTCGTCAAGAAGACACCGACCATCACGATCACGCTGGCGAAGGATCTGAGCAAGGCGGTCGCGGTGGCTGAGGTGACGGCACCTGTCGCCGCTCCGGCTCCGGTTGCGGCTCCGGCCACCACCACCGAGGAGGAGCCCTTCTGATGACCGCTCCTACCCCAGCAGCCGCCACGGCGGCCCCCAAGCCGGAAACCCTCCGCTCGCTCGCGGTCGGCAAGTTGCCGCCCGAAATGCTGGCGGCCGTGCTGCAGGAAACCGAACTCCGGAAGTCCGAGACCGCCGCGACCGTCCTCGTGGTGCAGGCGAAGGAGTGGGGCAAGAATCTGTCCGAGGCCAGTGTCCGCGCCCTGATCACCTGGGGCAAGGCGTGGGACGTGGATGTCGCAACCGAGGTCGACATCCTCGGCGGCAACATCTACCGGAACGCGAACTACTACCTCCGGAAGCTGGCGGAGATGGTGGACCTTGAGTTGATCGACTACGCCGTGGCCGACTACGTGCATGTCGACGAGCGGCTGACCACCTTGAACACGCAAGCCGCGACGCTGGAGATCGGTCGGCGGCTGGACGAGCGGATCAAGTACGGGCTCCGCGATGAGTCGGTCGCCATCTGCATCTTCCGGATCAAGCTGCACACGCTGTCCGAGGAAACCATCGGGTTTGCGGAGTGCGGCTGGAAGGGGCCGGGCCGGAAGCCGGGGAAGCCGGACCCCGTCGGTGACACGGAGCCGGTCAAGACCAGCGTGACCCGCGCCACCCGTCGGGCGATGCGCCAGATCGTGACCCACATCCCAGCGTTCGAGGCGAAGGAGAACGCACTGGACGAAGCCAGCAAGGCGCTGGGGACTCAGCTCGGCCAGGAGATCCACGACACGAAGGAGGAACTTCGCAAGCGAAACGAGCGGGTGCCGGTGCCGAGCGACATCGACCCGTCGACTGGCAAGCCGTTCGGGTCTCTCCGGCGCACGGCGACCGTACAGCCCACCCCGCAGTCCGCTCCGCAGGATGCCCCTGCCCCACAGGCGCCACCGGCGCCGGTACCCCCACCGCCCGAGGATGGAGACCCCGGCGTCGTCTGACCGCTGCGCTTACCCCCGGCCGGAGACTCCCACGCAGGGAGGGCTCGCGGACAACCGACCGGGGGTTCCTCCCTACACGATGCAGTACCGGCAGTTCCCGCCCGCCGCCGTGAGACGGTAGTACGCCCAGTCCACCGGAGTCTGGTTGATGGTCGAGGCCGCGACGGTGTAGTCGCCGATCGTGGTATTCGCGACGGCCCCCGCTGTGTCCACGCGCGAGACGGTCACGGTGCAGCCAGCGCCCGCGATTACGGTGAGCGTCGCCCCGCCGCGGGCGTCCAGCACGATCGAAGCACCCGACAGCAGCGTCTGGGGCAGCACGCCGAACACCTTGTCGATCGGGTCGGTCTCAGGAGGGAAGAGTGGCATGTGCGTATCCTAGGTTAGAGTGCGCCGTATTGAGTGAGTAGCCAGGCCGATCCATCAAACTCCACCTCGCACCATGTTCCAGGTGCCAGCGCCTTGAGCGGCCCCGTGCCGACGTTCAGGTTGAACGCTCCCGTTGCCGCTGCCGTGCGGACGATGCGGAACTTCGCCCCGAGATAGGCGTTCGTGGTCGGCAGGGCCACCGCCCGATCCGCCGTGATCGCCGTCGCCCACCGCTGGGTCGAGGCGTCCACGCTCGGGACTAGGGTGGCTGCGTTATTCCCGCGGTCAGCCCCGACCGACTTCTTCTCGATGACCGTCACGATCGCGGAACTGCTGAGATGGTACGGGGCCGTCCCTGCGATAGCGAAATTGTTCGGGCCGAAGTCGATGACGGACGTGCTATCACTGTCGATCCGCGAGCCGTGGACGTTCAGGTACGTGGCCGTCTTCGTGTCATGCTCCAGGGTGTTGTACGCGATCTGGGCGGTGTTGTACCCCGCCCGCACCGCCACCGCCTGCGGGATGGTGACCACAGAGGACCACGGGTCGATGACAGTATTGCCGATAACCTCGGCGCCCTTGTTGTCGTGGTACAGGGTGACGCCCGCGAAGCCAGGCTCGATAATCAGGTTGCCTTGGACGACGAGCCCCAGTGTATCGTAGGCCACAATGCCGCCGCTGAGATTGCTGGACTGGTCTCCGTGGCCCCGAATGATATTGCCGATGATGCCGCCCGTGGCATACTCGGTGGCCGTGCCCACACCGGCGGTGTCCACACCAGCCATGATGATGCCGTGGCTCTTGGACCCATCCGAGACCAGCGAGTCAATCTTGTTGCGGCTGACCGAGCAGTCCAAGGAGGCGAAGGTGTCGACGCCTGCCAGGTTGCGGGCATTCACCAAGGCGATACCGACCTTGCAGCCCTTGATGACATTGTTGTCGATGCTGAGCTTCTTGCCACCGTGGGTGTCGATGCCTTCCCAGAAGGGGACGTTCTCCACAAGGTTATGCGCGCACTCGATGTCCTCGCTCCGCGGTTCCGTCACGAGGCTATCGCTGTTGAATCGGGTCATGGCGATGCCGTAGGTGTCGACGCCACTCCCCACAGTGTCCACATGGTTGTGGACGATCTTGCCCTTCTTGGACGACGACGAGGTGATCCCCAGGACCGCGATATTCTGGGCCTTGCAGTTGTCGACCGCGAAGTCGCTGACATATTTCAGGCTGATGCCAGCACGCCCCCAACTGGACACCTTGCAGTCCCGCAGCACCACGTCCTCGAGGTAGTGCGACGAGTCCGCCCCGAAGAAGTAGATGCCGTCCTCGGTCGAGCGGGCGATCGCGTACTGGGGGCCGCGCACATCGGCCCCGAACAGGTGAATCCCGCCGCTGGTCAGGTACATCCCGCGCTGGTTCGTGGTCACCTGATGGATCACCGACCCGTGCATGTACAGGGTGCAGGGGTGGGTACGTGTCAGAGCCAGAGAGATCCGGTAGGCCACGTCGCAAGGGTCGAGCACGCCGATCCCGCCGACCGGAATCGCATCCAGCCACGCCTGCATCCTCGTGGTCGCGTCCGCGATGTCGTCGCCATAGGCTGTGCCCGTGAAGTCGCGGGAGTGCAGCGTATCGCCGAACCGGACCTGCAGGGTGCGAGCAACGGTGGTGCCATCGGTCAGGACCGGATCGAAGGTGCCCGCCACGACGCCCGCAACCGCCGTCGCCACCGCATCGTCGAGTTGCGTCTGGGTGACGAGCTGCTGAGTCAACATCGTCACCTTGTCCAGCGCATCCTCGACCGTCTCGGCGAAATACGGTCCCTGATTCTGCAGGTCGGTCTCCTGGGTGAACGGCAACCGCCGTTCCACCGTCATGGTCTCGCCAGTGGCCGGTGCCGTGACCATCGTGACCGTGCCGCCGCTGGGGTCACCCGCGCCAGTCACCGAATAGTGCGTGACCAGCGCGAGCACGGTGTCGATCCCGAGCGCGTCGGTCAGCGTGACGATCAGGTCGGTGTCGTCCAGAAACGGAAACGTGATCGGGAAGTCCGTTGCCGAACTGTTGCCCGAGAACGTCGACTCATGGATCGTGCTGGTCACGGTCATACGTTCCCCCTAGTGCGGCTTGGTAGGCCCGCCCGAGATGAGGGCGAACGGGTTCTGAGTCTTGCCGGAGAATAGTAGATACGCGCCCTGGGCGGACCGTTGGGCCTGCAGTGCCGGGTAGTGGAACAGCAGCCCGCCCTCCATGTTCAGCGCCTTCCAGAACGCGGCGTCGGCTTTCTTTTGGCCGATCTGCGCGGCGAGGTCCGCCGTCGCCCCGATAATCCGCATCCCGGCCGGCCCCTTGTACTCGCCGGTCATAATCGGCTGCACGAGTTCGCGCACGTAAATCAACTGATCCAGCAGCGCGGCGGCGGTCTCCTTCGCCAGTTCCTTCTCATCCGGCGCCTGCCCCTTCAGTGCCGCCTTCAGGGCACCGATCAGCACGATCGGGACGACGTTCAGCATCAGGGCGTCGACCATGAACGCGCCGGCGGACTTGGGGCTCGTGAAGTCCGTCCGGTGCAACAGTTCCCGGTTCTGGTTGAACCGCGCCGCGCCGTAGGTGTAGAACGTCGTCCACAACTTCTGGCCCTGCCCGCCGCGCTCGACCCGCGCCTGGTCGACCAGCAGACCACCGCCCTTGGAGTCGCGCACCGCTTGGTCCGCCAGCAGCGAGGCATGGTGCTCCATCGCCTCGGGGCTGGAGAAGTCGTCCGGCTTCAGCGTGTCGACGGCTTTCTGGTACGCGCCCAGCCAGATCGGGATATCGGTCATCAGGACGACTTTCCCGATCAGCGAGTAGTAGCTGGCCTTCGCGTCCGAGAATACCCCCGGCGCCTGTATCCGGATCAGCGCCTCGCGCAGATCCCGCTGGATGTTCCCGGCCCGCTCGTTCATAAACTCGGACTTGTCCCGAATCCATGCCAAGGTATGCTCCTGACCAGCCGGACCGCTCCGGAGCCACTGGTTCATGCCCTGGGCCACCCGGTCCGCACCGATACGGACGATGCCATTCGCGAGTCCGCTGACGTGGATCAGGCCGGTCACCACGTTCCAGCCGAGCATGGCCGACACACTGCCCTGCCGGAGCCAGCTCGTCAGCCGGTCGCCCGGCGTGATCGGGATGGTCGACCCCGTGGCGATGTCGCCGAGCATCAACTGCATCTCGCGGTACACCTTGGGGCCGGCGTTCGCCAGGATCGCGGACCGGAACTCCTCGTGGCGGAGCAGGCGGTTGGCGTCAATCAGCATCTCGTGGTGCGTCAGGTCATGGATCACCTGCATTTGGTGCCGGTAGATGATGGCCGGGTCCAGCCGGAGCGGGATACCGGCGCTCTCCACCCGGTTGATGGTATGCCCGCGGGCGGTGGTGCTGTTGCCGTAGCCGGTCCGCTTCATTACGTCCGCCATCTCCGCCATCTCGTGCCCGTAGGCGATTGGGGACCGCTCGCTGTCGTACACGATCGGGAAGTAGCCGCCGGCGTAGTCACCGAATCGGGTATGCACCACCTGGGGCTCAACCTTCTCCGGGGCGAGGCCGGTGACCCGCTCCTGCTTCGCCTTGATCTCCTCCCAGTAGGAGCCGATCTGGTCCCAGATCGCTTGCACATACTCCATGTCCCGCTTCGCCAGCGAGTTGATGACCGCCTGCACGCCGGACTCGGTGAGCCGGAGCGTCGAGCCGTCGATCAGCTTCTTCAGGTTGTCGGCCGTACCCGCATTGAGGGCGATCAGGAGACGGTCCCAGTGGGACAGCATCCCGGCCTCTTCGGCACCCGGTACGACGGCCCGCTCGAACCGCGCCATTGTCGTGTTCTCAGCGGCTGTGTAGTACCGCTTGAAAATGGCGTCCGTCTTCGCACCCTCGCGCTGCATCCGGGTCGCTTCGTGGTTCTGGGCCTCTTCGATCGGCGCCAGGAAGTTGCGGAACACGGCTCCGTTGTCCTGGTTGCCATCCAGATTCCGGACGATGATGCCGAGCTTCGTGTGCCAGGCTATGAACGCATCGAAGTTCGCCGCCAGCCGCTCCTTGCCCGTCAGTGCCCCTAGCGGTGCGGTCTTCGGATGCTTGGTGAACCCCATGATACTCGTCGCCATGTCCGTCACGGCCGCCTGTATCTCGCGACCCTTCTGCTCGGCGATCAGGAGGTTCTTCGTCCTGGCGAGGTGGACGATCTGCCGCACGGCGTCCCGCAAGTCGAACAACTGGTCCGGCGTCAGGTTCTTCCAGTTCGTTCGATACGCCTCGGCCTGCAGGTCGGCGCTGATTTGCGGCTGGCGACCGAGTGCCTTCTGTTCGTCAATCCACTCCGCCAGCGACGTGTTCCGGTCGACCGTCTTCAGGGACCGCCGCGCGAAGTCGAACCGCTCCAGCAGTTTGTCTCGCTGTTCCAGATAACTGCCGCCGGCCTTGGTGAGCATCGCGGTCACCCGGTCGGTGCCCATGTCGTTCAGGTACTCGGCCGACTTGGCGGACTTCTCCTGCAGGTCCGTGGCAATCTTGTAGGCCAGGTGGTTCAGGAGCTGCTTGCGCTTGAATTCCGCCGCCGCCGCGAAGTCACCCTTCGCCAGCGCATCCTCGGTCAGCTTGGCGTTCCGTGCCTCGGCACTCTGGTAGCTGGACGGCGACAGGTCGCGGACCGACTTCCGGCCCACGATCGCTCGCGCCTGCTCCCGCACGGCGTCGATATTCGGCGGCAACCGCTGGCCCCGGCGCTTGCCCAGCATCTTGAGTTCCGTCAGCAGGACGTTCGTCTGCTCGCCGCGGTGCACCTCGGCCTGGGCCGCCTGTGCCAGCCGGGCGCTGTCCCCGAGCAGGGTGGGGTGGTTCGCCCGCATCTGCGCCTGGGTCTGCCGTTCGATCTCTCCGGTCGGGCCGTCCAGCGGCTTCCCCTTCTTCTCGAGCAGCGCCTGCACGAGTTCGTCGCCGGACTCGAACCCGAAGTGCGGCGCCAGTTCGTCCGGATCCACCCCGCCCTCGGCCACCCAGACACGCTTCCCCTCGCCCTTGGCGCCACCGGGCAGTTCGGTCAGGATCGTCTCCCCGTACCGATGGGCCAGGATGCCGCGGTCCAACTTGACCGGCTCCGTCTCCAAGAAGGCCAGTTTCTGCTCCTCGGAGGCCCCTTCCAGCAACGCGCCAGTCTGGAGGTAGTTGAGCGCCTGATAGGCGGGATCGGCCTCCAGCACCGATGCCACCGCGGCCCTGGTACGTTCCGTCTCAGCCTGCCAGAACGCGGTCGACTCCCGACGCTCCTCCTTGAGTAGGTCGGCCACGAGGCCCGTCTGGGCGGCTTCCGTGGCCCGATCGGTGCTCCGGCGGTAGGCGGCATATTCTGCCGCTGTCGCCCCGAGATCAGCCTGCTTCAGGGGCTCGTACCGCTGGGCCTGCTGGGCCGCCGTGATCTCGTCCTCGCTCGCCAGGAGCCGGTCCATCGTGGACCGGACTTCGGGCGTCAGGGTCACGTTCAGGTTCCGCAGTTCCCGGTAGATCGCCACCAGCCAGGTCCGGAACCGGGCGAACGCCGTCCGGAGCGGCGCGCTGGGTGCCTTGCCTTCCAGCAGATAGGCTTCGATGCCGCGGGCGAACTGCTCGTGCTGCGCCTCGGTGAACGGCGTCCCGTCGTTGCCCACCCAATCACGGATGACCTGCATGTCCTCGGCGACGGCTGGCTGGTCCGCGAGGTCGGACATGACCTCCAGAAACAGGTGGCCGGTCTCGTGCAGGAACGTGCTGCGGTCCGCCGTGGGCAAGAGGGAGATGTTGAATTCCCGAATCGGGCCGGCGCCGGAGAACTGGATGGCGCCCTTCGCCGTAGACGGCTGGCCTCTTTCCCAGAGAACATTGCCGTTCTTATCTACGATTTTGGCGATTGCCGACTTATCCATCTGGCCGCCATCAAGCGTAGAGACCGTCTTGCCAGCAGAACTCTGCATCCCAGAATGGGCGAGTTCTACTTCCGTCCCGTTTGCCGTTACCGCCTTAGTACCACGCTCTGCTGTGCCAACGACAGTCTCCAGTGTTTTCTCGCCTTGCTTCAGCCCGGCCTCACCGAGTCGCGCCCGCATCTGTGCGGTGAATTCCTCCAGTGTCGGCCCGCCCGGTCCCGGTACATCCGGCAACTCGACTGGCGTCTGGATCGGGGGCAAGCCGTCCTTCTCCCGTTGGACGTTCGTCTCCGCGTCGAGCAGGCGCTGACGAGCAACCGCCAGTTCGGCCGGGTCCGGCTTCGTGGTGCGCCGTCCCTCGCGGGCGTCGATCTTGTCGAGGCTCGCCCATGCTTGGAACAATTCGCGCTCGGCTGGTGTGCCATCGGCGTCACCCTTCGGCTCTGAGCCCAGCAGTTCGGCGTTCGACTTCAGCGTGATCGGTTCACGCAACTTGCCGTTGTCATCGTACTGAAGATTGTCCAATTCCTCGGCTAGCATTGCCTTATCAGACTTAAACCCAGTTCCGCGTGCATCATCAAAAGGCAGCGAGTTAAGGGCAGCCGCAATATCACCCTTGTACTTGAGGATGATGTTGACGGCCTGGTCGCTGGCTTCCGGATAATACTGCTCTATCTGGACTCTGAGATTGGGGTCGATTTTCCGCTGAAACAGCACCGTCGCATCCGACGCGAACGGAACATCTGGTGACAGGATGGAGCGTTTGTAGGCGCGGGCCACGTCTACGGTGCCGCCCTTGGCTTCGTCCTGAATCGCAGCGCGCTCGCTGGCGGCGTCAAAGGCGGCTTTGTCCGCCGGACTCAGGTCAAATTCACTCGGTACTGCCTCGCGGGCCTGCTGTCGTTCATAGAGGAATTGGTCTGGGTCAATTCCCCGACGCCGCAGTTCGTCGCCGAGTTTGATGAGGTAGGCGGAGTCGTGACCCTGGCGGAGACTGGCGAATTTCTGGGCTTGCCGGAAATCCTTGAGCGTGCCCATGCCTTTCTGGCCCACCTGCTGACTGATGGCGTACACGCTCTCAAATCGCGTGTGCGTGTCTTCGTACCGGCGCAGCAGTTCGGCGTCCGTGTACTTCTGGACGTTCCGCTTGTACCCCACCGGGTCCGGACTCGGCTCCGGCAGGACCGCCCGTGGCGCCTCGGCGGCTGACGGCTGCTCGGGCTGCTGTGCCTCGGGTATCGTCTCCCGCCGCGCCACGTTGATCCGGTAGCGGTCGAACAGGTTCTGGCCGACGCGCTCCCCGAGCGTCCGAAAGAAGGCGGTCGGTACCGCAGCCTGGGCCTCCGCCTCAGCCGGGCTCGCCCCCGCATCCCGGAGTTGGGCTTCCATCCCAGTCTGGAAACTCTGGGCGGCTTTCTGCGCTGGCGTCAGGATCGCTTCATCGGCCACGGGACCGGCGGCGGACTCCATCGTCTTCGCCGCTTCCTCGGCCTCACGCTGGGACAGATCACCCTGTCGAATCCGGATCTCCGGCATCAGGCGGTCGCCGAGCGGCGTGCCCGCCACCTTGGCCGTGTACTGGGACAGCGGGATCACGAGGTCGCCGCCGCTCGCCACGGCTTCCCGGTACTGATCCGGACTCCCGAGGATCTGGGTAGCGGCTTCTTCGGCCGCGCCAGCAGGAGCCGTCTGGAACAGCGTCTGCCAGCGGCCGATGTCGACGAATACGTTCTCCGGGGCGTCGTGGGTGTTGACGGCGTGCTGCACGAGGTCCTGTACCGCTGACGGCAGGCGTTCGGCGGTCTTGCTCTCCTTCACCGTCTCGCCCAGCGCCTTGAACTGGTCGACCACGATGTTCGCATTGCGGACCGCCGCCGACTCCATTGCCAGCCGTGGGGTGGAGAGGATCGCACCGACGCCGAGACCACCCACGACGCCGGCGAGGCCGCCAGACTTCACTCGGCCTACGTCGGCACCAGCCGGTTGCGGTGCGAATGTACCGCCTGATGCTTCCTCCGCTCCCTCGCGCCCGAGGATCGTGACCAGTTCCTGTGCCGCGCCCAAGGCACCGTTGATCGTCCCCGAGTGCAGCCACGACTTCCCCGCCTCGAGCAGCGCCATCCGGAACGTCGGCTTGGTCAGCGCCATCTTGACCGCATCCTGTACACCGAGCGGACTGGCGTTCAGGAACTGCTCTGCGCCTGGCACGAGTTTCAGCAGGACGCGCTCACCCACGAGATTCAAGGCCGCGTTCACCGCCCCGACGCCGGCGGACGCGATGCTGGCAATCTGCGGGTCCAGCGGTCGGCCACTTTCGTCGGTGATCGCCGAGAATTCACGGAACGCCGAGCCCATCGACTGATCGAACGCGTACTTATAGGTGCCAGCCGCTCCACCGACCGCGATGCCGGTCTTCACGGCCGGCACCACGGCTTCCGGCTGTCCGGCCGCGACCGCTGCAGCGCCCGCCAACGCCCCGCCGACCATCCCTGGCACGGCACCAGCCCGCGCAAACCCGAGCAGCCCGCGGGCGAGGGCGGCCGTGGTCCGCACCCCGTAGGCGAGCGCACCTTGGCCCTGCGACTCGTTGGCGAAATAGCCCTCGGCCTGGTCGATCATGGCGAGCTGGCTGGCTTGCTCTGGCGTCAGCGGATTGTCCGCCCCACCAGCCGCCCGAGCGGCTTGGGCACGGAGCGCCACGGCTTCGTCGCCGAGATCACCCTGCACCGTGCCCTGGCGCCACGCTTGGGCGATCGACTGGATCTGCAGTTCCAGTTTCTGCAGTACCGTATGGTCGTCGCCGCTGACCATCGCGTGATCGGGGTTCTGGAGCCAGTCTGCCAGCGCCGGACTGGTGCGTCGGAACTGGTCGGCGTTGAAGTCGCGGCGGTCCGCCTCGCGCTGGACCTCCGGTATGTTGCGGCTGATGAAGTCGATCGGGAGTCCGGTGCGGTCCGCGAGCTTCAGCGCCTCGGCGTGGGCATCCGGCTTGACCGTATGGGCCAAGTCGACCGAGGTCGACAGTCGGCCGTTGCCGCTCTGGTCGTAGAAACTGACCGCCGCCGCCGCCGGATCCGCTGCCTTGGTGGTCGGTGTGTCGTAGAACTGCAGCGGATCATCGGGCGCTGGCGTGGGCTTCGGTCGCGGCGCACTGAAGGTGGGCCGCGGCTTAGGCAGCGTCGGGATCGGTGGCGTCGGTGGGAAGACCGGACCCTGCAGGGGATCGTCGGCCATTACGGGCCGTCCAGCCCCATCTGCTCCCACACGGTCCGGTCATGCCGGAGGGCGGCCAGCCACAGCCGCACCACGTCGACCCGACTGATCGCGTCGCCGTGGATGCTCCGGTAGCGGTTGGTGTACTGGGCCACCGCCTCGGGCGGCACGTTCACCTTCGCCAGTTCGGCCTCGGTCATGTCAGCCACATCGGCGTCGATCACGGAGGAGGCAGGTACGGGCACGGTCTTCGTGCCCAGCACGTCCCAGCCGAGGATCGGCTTCTGGACTCGGACCTGATTCAGTAGCAGTCCGTCGACCATTTTCTGTGTCTCGGTCGGGTCCGGGTTCTTGCCAGTCTTATCGTGGAACGCCTTGATCTGCTCGTTCATGGCCCGCTGCATCCCGGCGTACCGATGGATCTCCAGATCGGACCAGTTCTTCGTCAGGTCGCGGGGTACGATGCCCGCACCCTGCGCGGCCGTCAGGAGTTGGTCCTTGGCGTCGGTGACGCCGGCCACAGCTCCCTTGCCGCCTTCCCGCAGTTGAGCGATGTGCTGCACGGCGGCCTGGTAGTCGGGCTCGCTCAGATAGGGCAGCAAGTCCTTCAGCGGGTTCACCTGGGCCTGCACCTCTGGCGGCGCCAGCGTGAAATCAGTCCAGACGCGCTCGTCGGTCTTGATCGGCACACCCATCGACTGCTGTTCGATCTGGCGCGCACGCGCCTCCAATGACTCCCGGCTGCTGGTATCCAGTTTGAGCCAGTCGGCGCCCATCTGTGCCCGGAGATGGTTGATGTTCCCGTCGCCGTTCCGCTCCAGTTGCGTCGACCATCCCTCGTACAGATGGTTCTCCGCGATCCGGTGGGACGCCTCCTGTTCATTGAACCGCTGATCTACTTCCGTCTGCGCCCGCTGCCGCACCTCGGGGTCCTTGATCTCGCGGACCATCTTCTGCGCGTCACCCAGACTGGTCGCCGACGCCATGATACGATCGGTGGCCGCGAAGGCGTCGGCCAGCGTCCCGCTTTCGGCCACGGCCTTCTCCAGCCGGCCCAACTGTCCGCCTTCAATGGCGTCACGATTGGTCTCCAGATAGGTGCGGGCGAACGCGACGTTCTGATCCTGCAGGGCACGCTCGACCACGCCAACATGGACGTTCGACCGCCACGTTGCGACCTGGGCATCCACCGTCTCTGGGGTCAGGCCGGCCCGTTGGCCGTAACTCCGGACGACGGCCTCGCCCTTGGCGAAGTCCTGCGCCAGTCGACCCTGATCCTGGTAGTGGCTGACCGCCAGATTCGCGGTCGAGGCGGCGGCCGTGTCGGCATCCACGGACTGCGCCCGACGGACCTCGCTATTCGTGTAGTTGTCGAGCTGCGTGCTGATACTGCCACGCTGCTGCGAGGCCATCCGGCGCACAATCGTCTTCTGGCGCTCGTTCGCCATGCCGTTCACGATGGAGTCGGTTGCCTTGTCGAACGCACCGACTGCCTGATCATGGACCGGCAGGGCATCCCATCCCTGCTTCGAGCGGGCGGCCGTGACCACCTGATGTTCGGCGTCGTCCAGCATCGGGATCGTGGCGGTGATCCGCGCCGCGTCCATCTCTTCCTGCTGGCGTTCCGCCATCTGACTGAGGCCCGCCGCGCTGGCCTGCAGTCCGCGCCCGAGATCGGTGCCGAACGCTTCTGCGGGCGCACCCTGCGCCTGTGGAATCGGCACCCCTTGGGGTGCGACCGTTGGCGAGTCGTAGCGCGGGACGGAGGGCATTATCTCTTACTCAGGATGTCGCCGGCCTGCATCGAGCCGGTCAGGATCGTCGAGGCAGCGCCGAACAGACCCTGCGACATGGCGAACTTCGCCTGCTGGCGCGCGTAGCCCGCCTGGGTGCGGTATCCCCACGCCTCGCGGGCCGCGTTGTTCTGGATGGTGAGTGCATCCTGCGCACCGATCCCCGCCGTGCCGACCAGCACGTCCAGACTCGACCCACCGCTCAATTCGACACCGGACATTCCGGCCCGCTGCGCCCCGATCACCCTGGCAGTATCCGTCCGTTTCTGGTCAGCCGCGATCCGTCCCCGATTCAGGGCGTCCGTCGCCGCATAGTCGAGGTTGGCGGCGTTTGAGCGCGCCACGGCGGCGTTGTAACTGCCCTGGGCAATCTGACCGACGGCCCCTACCGTGGCACCGGTCAGGGCGGCTCCCGCCGCGAGAGCGGCCAATGGAATACACATCAGAGCCCCCTCGTAAAGCGGTGAAATGGCATCCCTTCAAGTCCCCACGGCTTCGGCGTGTACACCTTGAACCCGAGCCAGCGGAGCCAGCGGATCGTCTTCAGGTTGCGGGCGTCGACCCAGTTTTCCAGTCGGGGGTACAGTTGGTGCATGACCGTCAGCGCCGGCCGACTGGCGCGGATCGCGGCGATGGCGTAGGTCTCGAGGTCCACCGTCCCGATCATCCACGGACGGCCTAGTCCGGTGATCGCACTGACGGGCTCGACGCCGAGCATGGAGAGTATCCGGCCATCTGCGCGGGCGGTCCATGTCCGCGTGGAACTCGCCAGTCCCCGCATAATCGCCTCTTCGGCCCAGATATGCGCGGCTGCCCAACACTCCAGCCGGTCTTCGAGGCGGATACGGTCCCCCATCTCGAACACGTCTTCAGGACTCGAGGGCGAGAGATCGACGTGGAACGTCCGGGTATCCATCATGCGCCGCCCACCGTGGCTTCGGGCATGATCGACAGGACCGTGATCGGCAGCGGGTCCAGTTGCTGAATCACCAACCGTCCCGGCTTGTCCCAGGTGCTTTCGATGTTCTGTTCGATGGCCGCCGTGACTGGCGTGACCGCCACATCCCACGGTTCATACTGGCGCTGGCGGAACTCGGTGAGGTGGCTCGTGTCCTGGCCCAGCCATCCCCCGCGGGTGTCCTGCACGTAGACGGTCATCTTGTACAGGTTCTTCTCGCGAGTCCGTATCGTGGAGGGGCCGGCGGTGATGTCCAGCGTTTCCAGTGTCGACGTGTAGGCCAAGCCGATATGGACCACCGAGGCGGCGTTCGGCAGCGTCACGGCACCCCCACTCACCGTCAGGCCCCGGACGACATTGCCGTCAGCCAGTGCGACCACCGCGCGCCCCTCGAGATGATCCAGCCCCGCAAACGTGGTGACCGGTGCGCCGTCATAACTGAGGCCGCAATCGACGAAAAACGCATCGGCACTATCACTGCCCACGAACCGGGTGTGCAGCCGTTCAATGTAGCGGCGGTTCGCGTTCCCGTTGATGGTACGTTGCACGAGTAGATAGACCGCATCCTCCTCACCCTCACTGACCGAGGCCACATCCAGCACCGTACCGTCGGTGCTGTGCCGGTGCCAACCCCATACCTGTTGCTCCTTCATGTAGGTAAAGCCGAGCAGGAGCCCGTCATCGCGCACGGCCCAAACAACCGAGTGCGGCACCTTGGCGAAGGTCCACGCGACGATCGTGTGTCCCTCGAACAGATGGTTCGCCATGATGGAGAGGTCGGACCCGAGCAGACCGCCGGCGTCCAGGCTGTAGTTCAGGTCCTGAATGATCGACCCCTTGGCCTGAATATACAGGGCGGAGACACCGGCCTTCACCGGCCTGATGGTCGAGGCGCCGTCGAATCCCTGCACGCGAGGATTAATCGTACTCGGCGTCAGGACGCCATCCTGGTCCCCCGCGATCAACCAGGAGGCCGACGACGTGAGTGACACGAGAAACTGGAGCGACAGGAGCGCCCGGACGCGCTGTACTTCCTCGGCCGCGACCACGAAGTTCAGGGAGTCGTCGTCGATCGGCGGACTCGAGGCCCCGAAGTTGTGGAAGTCGCCCGTGCGACTGAGCCAGATCGTTTCCGGATGGTTGTCGGTCGCCGCGAACGCCAGCCGCTGCTGGTAATAGGTCACGACTGACGGGTAGTCGCCCGGTGCGCCGAAGGGATTCGCCCAATCCGGCGGCGTCGCCGTGAAATCCTGCGCGATGTTGTCGTCGATGAAGACGTTCGCCAACAGGACCTGCCACTGGACCGGCGAGATGTCCGGCTGATTCCCGAGGTTGCCACCGGTCTTGGAGAAGTAGTCCGACCCCGAATACGTCACGAGATCACCACGGACATAGGTGGTGCCGCCCGCGTAGACCGCAAACCCGGTCGCGGCCCCCTCGTCAACGCTGCCGATGAAACCGTAGACGCCGTTTCGCGCCCGATAAATGTTGTAGCTCACGGCATCCGTGACCGAAGGCCATGTCAGGACGGCCGGCTTTCCGGTCTCCACGATCGCCGTCACCGTGGCCGTAACCGCCAATCCCTCCTGCCCTGTCGGACCGATGGCGGTCACTTTGTAGCTGTGGATCTTGAGGTTTGGTGAGCCCGCCGTAATATCCGTCCCATACCCGAGCAAACTCGCCGGCGTACCGATGGTTGGGGTGAACAGGATCGTGGTGAACTGCCAGAAGCCGCCGACGATCCGACGCAGTTCGGCCGGAGGATGGTTCGGGTGGACCAGCGTCATGACATCGGCGGACTGCGTGTACTGCAGATCACGCACCTCATCCCCGGTGTACACCGTCGGCAGCTCGTAGGCGTCCTGGGCCACCCAATAGGTCGGCGACGTGTCCGGCTGGTGGCCGATGCCGGCCTGCAGTGCCATGTAGGACTGGGAACCCGCGATCGGGTAGACCACCCAGTCGCCGGCCGCATACGTGGTCCCGATCGCCCAGACGGGAAATAGGAACCCTTCAGTGACCTGCGTGACCTGGGCACCAGCGCGATAGAACCGGACGTAGAGGTGCCCGAACTCGAGGATGTAGGTTTGGTCGCTGGAGAACTCGAACGGAATCAGCCGAACGCCGGTCGTGGACCCTGCCGCTATCCCAGAATACTTGGCAGGTGCCATGAATTCTGTGCCAGGGCGGTTGGTGACGCCGCCCTGCCGGAGCACGATGAAGTTCTCGCAGAGTTTCAGGCTGGTGGAGTACCGGGCCAAGTCTACGCGACCGTACAGGCTCGGGCTCGCCTCACCGCCCGTGAACGACGGCTGGTTGAGCGTGGTCACTAGAGTCGGCCCTGAATGAACTCAGCGTCCGGTTCCATCCGGTCCTGCTGCTCCCGGTTATCCGCCATGATGGCCCGCGACAGCGCCAGTTCGTAGTGCGCGTGGACGCCATCCCGAATCACGGTTGAGACCGACATGACCATCGCCAGGTCCTCGGCCAGTTTCCACGCTAGGGCGTCGGCGAACCGCGTGGTGAACATCGCCGGATTGGTGATCGCCAGGGTGTAGGTCAGGACGGCGTTCGGGAAGTCACAGAGGATCACCCGACCGGACTCCGTGCCATCGGACTCGATGGCGAACGGTATCCGCTGCTTCGGATCGGTGATAATGACGCCCAGGTCGATCGAGCGGGCCATCAGGCAGTCGTTCGGATAGGCGTACTTGTAGGTCCACGGCGCGGTGGCCTGACCGGTGCCTGACAGCGCCAGCGTGGCCCGCTTGGTGGCGAACCCCCACGGGATGTCCTGCAGGGTGGCTTCCCGGCAGGGCACGAACCAGAGGTTGCACTGGTACGCTTCCTTGCTGGCATCCGTCAGCGCCTGAATCGTGTAGCTGATCCCAAGCCTCGCGAGGGCTCGGTTGCAGATGCTGACAGCCGTGGCGGGGACAGGCGCACTCATCAGGGCCTCCCGCGGCCATGCCGCGACCGCACCACGAACAGGATACGCTGGCGCCGCCGAGCACGGCCTGCGTTGGCCGGAAGGCCGATGCCGAGCGCCCCGTACTGAAACGCGCCGAGATCGGGCGGATTCGCCATCGTGTCGTTGATGCCCGTGACCCTGATGCCAGCAGCCCGCGCCGGACTCAGCGCCGTCAGCGACACGTCGGCATACGTTGCAGCCACGCCAGCAGAGGTCTGGCCGTAAGTGCCGGTACGATTGACTGCCGTATTGAGTAGCGGGTCGCTCTTGATGCTGTGGGCGTCCTGACTCGCGCCCGCGACATACAGGGCCAGGGTGTTGTAGGCCGTGCCGTTGTAGGAATAGCCGGACGCCTTCTCCGGGCCGATGTCGTTGTAGTCGCTGACCAGCGCGCCGCCGGCCGTGTCGCGGAGCCGGATATGGTTGTTAGTTGAACTGGCCGACCAGATAATGTTGTCCTCGATCGTGCCGGACAGCTTGTCGGCCGCCGCCGAACACACAATTCCCAGCGTGGCGTATCTGAAAAGAGTGTTCTGATAGAAACCAATGCCCGTCTTGCTGGAACTGCCGAAGAAGTTCATCACGGCGCCCGCGTTGTCGATGCTCACATTGTAGGTCCAGCGGCACCCGGCCCCCGGCCCACCCATGCCGAAACTCCCGACACTGGAGCTGGCGAGGCCGTTGATATGCACATTCCTGTCGATCGTGTAGTTGTCGAATCCCGTCAGGCCAGGGCCACCGAACGAGCACATGTAATTGGTGCCGTCACAGAAATTGTCATGCACATTCAGGCCACCCGTCAGGACGCTCTGCCCCTGTACGATCATCCCTTTGGCGCTGTTCGTGCCCACCTGAGCGAAGCCGTAGCAATGATGGACATGGCTTCCTCCTGAGCCGTTGACCGTCCCCGTGAACTGCATGTGGTCCGACCCGAACCCGTACAGGCTCAGGAAGGTGCAGTACGAGACGACGCCCAGCGGGTTGTCCACGTAGAACAGGCAGTCGGTATTGCCGTTCTCGAACAGGCAGTCCGTGACGGTGTACCCCGACAGATTGCCGCCCTGCAGGAACAACAGGCCCACGCTGTTCACGAAACCACCGTGTCCGAACCGACAACTCGTCCATGAGGAGATAGACGAGCAGTTCTGCATGATGACGGTGCCGTCGGTCCCACCGTGGAAGTGGATACCCGTGAAACTGTATCCTCCCTGTCCGATCGCTGCGGCCATCGCACTGTGCCGCTGGCCGTTGGCCTCGACCACTTTGCCGCTCATAGTCGAATCGCCACCCACGATGTCGAGGTACAACGTGGCGGTCGGTATGTCGTAGAAGAATTGGCCCGCCACGAGCGCCGCCACGCTTGCCGCCGGCGGATAATGCAAGCCATCGACATCCACACCGCTCACCGAGGGCAGCACGGTCGGATAGGGAATCGTCCAGATGGTACCTGACGTATTGGTCCACGTCCCGACCACCACATCCATGCAGGAAATCCGGGGTAGTACGGAGCCGGACCCGTAGTTTTGCCACGTCTGCGCCGTGGGAGGGTCCAACGCATATTCCCGCCAGGTCTCGCCCTTTTTCCAGTTGACGGTATCGCTAGGGAAACTCTCTGACAACATCTCCGCCACGGTTTGCCACGGCAGCAGTGAGGAATTGCCGACGTTGGCGTCCGATCCGAGCGTGGCATCGACGTACCAGGGGCCGAAAGCGGGCGGTGGTCCTGCACCAGCCAGGTCCGTCTTCCAGACCACGCCACCTTGGAAGAATTTGCCGACGCGACCCGCCCATTCAAGGAGATTCATGTTACCGCGTCTTCCAGCGGTGCCAGAGACGACCGAGACGGCCCAGGTGGACAATCACGGCACCATGCGCCCGTAGCCGCAGTGCCCGCATATTGAGCGAGCGGAGGGCCACCACGGCGTCGTCGTGGATCTGATAGAACGCCTTCATCTTGGCCTCGAAATACTCATCAAGCCAGCGGAAGATTTCCTGCTTCCACGGAATCGACTGCACCATCTGCACCATGACGGTCCGTGTACCAACGTCACGCCGACGCTCGAAATCGGCCCGCTGGGTGACGTAGAGTTGGATCTTCATCTGGTTCCGAATCAGCTCGCGGAGGATCGGTGCCATGTCCGGCGTGATCGGAATGGCAGCCAGCGCCGGGGCAATCGGCTCCGGCATCTGTTTCCGCTTCAGCCATTGCTCGATTTCTTCAGCCGTCGCCCGGCGCGGCTCCTCAGTGACCACCATGAACTCCCCCATCTCGTCTGGGGTGAGTTTCCTGTCCGTCGGGAGCGGTGCGTACCGCTCCGGCACCGTGTAGGGCCGCATCAGGAGGCCGCGGTCGTGACGATGGTCAGGAACGTATCGTCGGCACCCGCCGCCGTGAACCGGAGTTGGACCGTATCGGCGTTCAGGTCCGTGGCATTGAGGCTGATCTTGTAGGACCCCGCCGACAGACTGCTCGCCGCATTGGCGCAGGCGGCGAACGCCGCACCATCGAGACTCCGGGTGGCGGTGACGGTGAGCCCCGCTGTCGGCACACCGGCCACGGTCATGACGAACGGGAAGTTCGCCAGCGCCACGTTCTTCTTGACCTGCGGCGCCGCCTTCAGAATCACCATCGGGTAGCCGGCGACGGTCGGCGCGGGAACAGCCGTCCCGATCCACTGCCGGACATCGACCTGCGGCGGCACGGCCGTCGAGCCCGGTGCCGATCCGAAGATCATGTAATAGATCGTCCCGGTCGGAGTCACATCGAAGGTGTCGGTCGTGTACGCGTCGCCCGACAGCAGGTTTTCCGTGATGAGGCGGCGCTGCCAGTAGCCCTGGTTCGAGCCGAACACCCAGAGCGTCGCACCGATCAGCGTGTGGTCGTCAAACGCAGCCGCCGACCGTCCCACGATGCCGGTCGCGGAGGCGGACTGTGCGGTGCCGCAGTCGATGATCCCGAGCGCCGCGAGTCCTGGGCCGGGCCGAATCGAGAAGTTCGTGGCACTGGTGAACGCCGTCGCCTGCACATCGGCGAGGACCGCCACCTTGCTCGTGCCATCGTAGTCGATGCAGAGCGAATACTGACCGACGCCGATGCCCTGCGGCGCACCGATAAAGCACCCCACATAGGTGCGATTGGTGGAGGACGCAGATGCGTCCAGCGTGATCGTGTTGGTTGATCCCGCCTGAGCCGTGCCGCTCCGCAGATCGCTCAGCGCGAGGCCGAAGGAAACGCCATTCTTGAACTGGGTCGTGGCAGCATCCCACGGTGACCGCCCACCGATCGAGCCGATGCCGACCACGGAGCCCACTGCCGACACGGAGTTGACCGTGCCCGTGGTCACCACCATCTGAATGTCGGTCTTGTTGGCGTACCCATTGCCAGTCGTCAGGACGGCCGCGATGTTGTGCATCCCCGTGCGGCCATCGAAGTCCACCGTGAGGGTGATCCCCGCCGTCAGTTCGGTGGTCCCGCTGCCGACGTAGATCGAGATGACCGGCGAGCCCGCAAGGGTCACCGGCACATCGCTCAGATTGAACGTCGAGAACTTGTGGTTGATCGTGTTCCCGATGATGCAGTCGCCCGTGTAACTGGCGTGGAGGGTCGTCATTCGGGCATCCCCCCGTTCGGCAACGGCTCAACGCCCATCGACCGGTCGGCGTGCCGGAAGGTCCAGGACTTCAGGATCTTGGCATCGGTCAGCTTCTTGACGTGGGCGTGCGCGTGCTCCAGCGTCGGCGCCTGGTGATGGTAGATCAGCCGCTGCGGCGTCGCGCCCTTGGGGTTGTCCTTGGCGTCGGCGGTGCTCTCGACTTCAACCGCCCAGACAGGATCAGGCATCATGCACTCCTTGTGAGGATCAATCCCAACCTGGATCAGCCGTACCGATATGGATATTGTCCAGCCGGAAGTGGCTGGCGCCGCTATTCGCGTTCAGCGTTCCGCCCACCGTGAGCCGGGAAGGGACACCGGCCTGGTCCTGCGTCGTATGGATCGTCCGCAGGGCATCGACACCGTTCTTGCCGAACGTGATCGTCGTCCCGAGTCCCGCACCGAGAAACTTGTAATGCAGCTTGAGCCGATTCCAGACCCCGACATAGGAGGCGACGGTGCCGAGTTCGCCCAGCGTGATGTTGCCCGCGCCCGCATCGGTGAACAACCAGTTCCAGATCCAGTTGTTGTTGATGACGTTCATCTCGCCAAACTGGTTGGGCGAGCCGCCATCATTCCGGAAGATGGTGAACTTCTGGGTGCCGGGGAACGTGTCGAGCGGCCGGGTCACCCAATAGAGGGCATAGGTGATCCACCATTCGTTCCGGCCGACGCCGGTTGAGTAGTCGAGCCGAACCCCCTGATCCGTGCTGGCGCTGGGCGCCGTGAGGTCGCAGCATTTGGTTCCGGCAAACGGCGACGTGGCGACAACCGAGACGCCAGTCCCGCTCACCACACTGACGACCGAGGACATCACGCCGAAGGTGCCATCCTCGAAGTCCACGTTGGCCAGGTTGCCCGATGCGCCACCCCCGCCACCGCCTCCACCACCCCCTGGAGAGTTCCAGCGGGTGCGCGTGAGCGGTGGGTGCAGGAGGATCAGCGACATCAGGGCCACCCCGGATCGGTGGTGCCGATCTTGATGTTGTCGAACTGGAAGTGGGAGGCGCCGGAGCCGGCGTTGAGCGTGCCGCCGAAGGTGATCGTGGTTGGTAGACTCGCGCAGCCACCACCAGCCTTCGTTTTCTGTACCCACACATTCTCTGCGCCATCGACGCCGACACTCACGGTCGCGGGGGCGGCACAGTGGAAGTGGACCTTGTAACGGTGCCACCCCGGCACGGCCGGATTGGGCATCCCCGAGGGATAGAACTGTGTCCCTTCGGTGAACAGCCACGACCAAATCCACGCCCCGTACTGCGACACGAACTCGCCCAAGAGCCCCTGACTTCCGCCGTTGCGAAAGATCAAGAGCTTTTGAGTTTGCACGCCGCCCTGCATCGGATTCTTGACGATGTTCAGCGCGAAGCTCGCCCACAGATCAGAGTAGGATGCGCCGGAGCCCACCCAATACCCCGACCCGCCGGCATCATTCGCCGAGGCGGCAATATTGACGTCGAAGCACTTGGAACCCGCGTAGCAGCCACTGCTGGCAATCAAGCCGTTGACCGGCTTCCCGCCGCCGCCATCCGTCAGCCCCTCGAACGTCCCCGACTCGAACGTCATGGTGGCGAGATTGCCACCGCCGGAGGGCGGCGTAACCGGAGGCGTGGTCGTATCCACCGGCACCCGGACGTAGACATTCGTATAGGTGACCCGCACCGGACCGAACGTGGTATCGGCGCGGCTCGAGACGAGCGAGTCTTTCGTCTGCGCCGCCGCGGGCACGGCGAGCAGCAGCGCCAGGAGAGCCGTCTTCATGCGTGGAACCGAAGGAACAACTGCAGCGCGAACCAACTCAGGCCCGCGCAGTAGAACGCTGCCTCAATCACTTCCCGCGCCTTCGGCACCGCAAACCAGAGGACGAGCAGCACCAGGAACAGCACGAGTGCCACGCCGATTTGGATGCTCACAGTAGTTTCCCCAGCCATCCCTTGCCCAGCACGTAGCCCGCGGCGAAGCCGACCACGAACAGCCAGTGCCCGTTCTCGGCCAGCCACGCCCGGACCTTCGACCAGATGTCAGCGAACGTCATCAGACCACTCCTCTCGGTACGCGCGGATCGGCCTCACTGATGAGGAGTTCCGCGCCCTGTTGCTGCGCCATCCCGTGCATGGTCAGCGGTCCGGTGTACTCCGGCCGCGGCGTGAGAGTCGCCATCGGGATCACTGGCGTTGGCGCTTCCGGCACGACGAGTTCATCCTGCCGGAGAATCGGGGCGTCATCTGCGGCCCGCTCGAAGTGCTTGACGAGCGGCAGATCGTCCGGCCACGCATAGATGTGGTCTGCCTCGAAGTACGCGACCCCGACGGTACAAGTCGTGAGACACCGCACGCGCATGGGACACTCCAAGGAGACACGCCGCCGAATCGACGGCGCGCTCCGGTTGGCCGGCAACTATGCCGGGTTGAGCTGCTTGTCGAGCACCAGGCCGGCCGTGATCTTGCCCAGCGTGGCCGAGGTGTTCACATCGTAGTACAGTCGGAGATAGCGGCTGCACTTGCTCGGGACGTTCGGCAGCGGGAACTGGAACCCGGCCACCATCTCGGCCAGGAGGAACAGCCGCGAGGTCCAGAGGATCACTTCGGTGCCGAACGCCACATCGGTGTCGGTCCGGAGGCTGATCTGCATGGACACGATGGTGGCGAAGTCCACGGTCACGCAGGCGAAGACCCGCAGGTTCGGGTCGAGTGCGTTGCCCACGTCCCGCAGGACACTGGTCCCGTTGAACGCGGTGACGATCGACGACGACTGGGTGTCGATCACATTCGTCGACCCCGCATCGGCCGTGATCACCTGAGAGTCGGAGAACAGGTTCTGCTTGTCGAGAATCATTGCGTCATCCTCATGGCGCCGCAGCGCCATAGTGAGAGTCGTCGGTCAGGATGCTACAGGACCTTGGCCTCGGCGTTGGTGATCGCGTCGCAGACCCGGATGGGGATGCCGCGGAACGCGGTCACCATCTGGCCGGCATACTCCATCGTGGAGAGCCAGACGTTCGTCTTGTTGGCCGCGATCAGGTCGAGCGCGGTGGACACGGTGCGGTTGCAGTAGATCACCGTGTTCCCGCCGGTCCCGAGCGTATACAGCTTGTGCATCGCCTTGATGAGCAGGTTGGGCAGGTTGGCGCCGCTGTAGCCGGACGCGCCCGCCGTCGCCAGATCCGACACGTCGATGTTCGCGATCCGGCTGACGTACCGCCAGTCCTTCACGACGAGACCGACATCCCACTTGTAGTGGTCCGTCAGGGCCTCGTACCGGTTGCCGGACGAGTCGATTTCCGTCCGCTGGCCGAGGTCTTCGTGCATGAGACCGGACCGGCCGCCCTTGGGGAAGATCAGGTGGCTGGTGCGGTCACTCCAGTTGATGAACCAGATGCTCGTGTTGTCGCCGCCGGCGCCGGCCGCATCGACGATCTGGCCGCCGTTCTGGGCGGTGGTGAGCGAGAACCGCGGCCCGAAGCCCATGAACTTCTCGGGGTTGGTGCCGGTGTTCCCGTAGAACAGGGTCGTCGCGAACGTGCGGTTCATGCCCTGCAGGAACGCGATCGACTCGCTGGCACGGAACTCGGCTGAATTCCCGTTCAGGTTCGCCAGCGCCTTGTCGAGCAGGGCGTAGGTCTCCAGCATACCGCAGGAGTCGGTCACCTTCATGGTGTTCGACTTCTCGGGCTGGACGCCGTAGTTCAGCAGGCGCCAGGTCCCGGCCGGCAGACCGGTCCGGATGACGGACGTATGGCCGGTGGGCAGATTGCCCTCGACCACGGCGGCATCGGTGATGATCGGATTTTCCTGCGAGAGCAGTTCCACGATGCGCGCCTGCGTGCCATCCGGGTTCACCTTCGTAACCCAGTCGGCGTAGGTGTAGGCGGTAGCGCCAAGAGTGGTCATGCGAAACTCCGCTGTGAGGCGACGCCATCGGCGCCGCAGTAGTCGTTACGCTGATTTCGTCGGGTACAGGACCTGTCCATCGGTCGGTCGGACGCCAGATCCGCCACCCGCACTGGGCGGCTTCACGAATCCATCTTCGCCGATCGCCTTGCCGACCTTCACCATCATGCGGACGAAATCCGGCTGGTTCCCGAGGCCCCAGGCTTCGATGAACGCCACCAGTTTCTCGTCCCCGAACTGCTTGAGCGCCTTCTGCGCCACGTCGAGCGTCGTCGCCATCTGGGCGCCCCCGAGTGTGGGGTCAGCCTTCAGTTCCTCGCCCCAGCGAGCGGTCGTCGCCTTCCAGGCGGCGTCCTGACTCGCGGCGTACTGCTTCAGCGCCTCGGCGTGCAGTCCGATCAGTTTGTCCGCAGCGGCCTGCGTCAGTCCCAGTTCCTTGCCGATCGGCGTGAACTGGTCCAGCAGCGGCTTGTTCAGGTCCTTGAACCCTTCGGGCAGGGTCACCGTATACGACTCGGGCACCGCGTCCGCCGGCTTCCCGTCCGCGCCCTTTTTGCCGTCCGCCGGCGGTGTCGCGGGCGGCGTGGCAGGAGGGGTCGCGGGTGGGGTCGCGGGAGGCGTGGCTTCGCCCGGCACTACCGGGGGAACGGCAGGGGGAATGGCCGGCGGTGGTGCGACCGGCGGATCAGCGACAGCAGGAGCGTCAGGCATCCTCAGTTCCCTTTTCTGGCCGCGGTTCGGCCGGTTTCTTCTGGTGTTCCTGAATCATCGTCACGTACGCCGTCGGGTCCACTTCGTTAATCGTCGCCAGGATCTGCAGGCCGACGTTGCGCTGTCCCTCGCGGAACGCGGCCCACGCCTGGTTCTCGTGGAACGTCGAGCCGTACATCCCCGCGTCCTCGAGCAGCGACCAGAGCACATGGCGTCCGGCCCGACTGCCCAGCACTGCCGCGAAATCCGCTGCGAGCTGTTCCGCTTCCAGTGACTGCGCCTGCCGGATCGCGCGGATCTGTCCTTCGTTCGATGCGCTGTCTCGAGCCACTTATGCCGCTCGCCCCGCCGGGACGCCCGGCGTCACCGGCACGCCAGGGGTGCCGGGTGCGCCGGCAGGACCGACCACGCCGGGCACGCCACCACTCAGCGCCCGCGTGAGCGCCGTGTCGCCACCCATGCTGGTCTCGCTGGCGTCCTTGGCGGCCTTCGCCATCGGCCCCGCCTGGGCCGCGGCCGCCTGCAGCTTCTGCTGCTGCGCCCGCTGCGCCCGTATCGCGGCCACTTCGTCGTCGCTCCGCACCACTTTCGGCGGGGTGCCGAGCATGTCGCTGTACGCGTCGATCGCTTCGTCCATGTCCAGCCGGTCCATCGCTTCGGGGTTCGCGGCGGCCAGCGAGACGACATACTGCGACAGCCGTTCGATCCCGGCCGTGCCCACGAGACGCTGTGCTTGGGCCAGGATGCTGATGTACTCGATTTTCAGGTCGGCGCCCTGCAGTTCCTGCGGCGGGTCCGGCAGCATCCCGCGGCGGAGCAGGATGCCAAACGTCCGGTCGATAATCGGTGACAGCAGTTCGTTCGTCAGCCGCTCGAGCACGGGTCCCAGCATCAGCAACTTCTCCTCGTGCCTCTCGTCGACCTCGCGGGCCGAGATCGGCTGGACGCCGGCGCCGCCTTCGGTCAGCATGAGGAACAGGTCGGAATAGAACGCCCGCTTGATCCGGTCCTGGTGCTCGCTCTGCTTCCGGGCGATCAGTTCCACGGCCCGCGCGTCCGGCGCATATGCGGGCTCGAACTTCTGGCCGCCGCTCGCCACGTCGACGTAGTTCACGTCGCCCGGCAGGAGACTCGCCCGCTGGGCGCGCAGGGCCGCCGGCGCGTTCATCGGCGGGTTCGCCAATTTCTCGATCACCATTGCGGCCCGCTTCTCGTACAACTGCAGCGCCTTGATGTCGCCCAAGGCGTCCATGCCGGGGCTCGAGCCGTAGACATCCTCGCCGGTCACCGACCACCGCGGCCCCATGAACACGAGGTCCTGGTAGCCGGACTCCCGGAGATACCCGCCGTTCGCGCCGTCACTCGGGCCGTCCATCTCGTAGTACACGGACCGGTACGCCATGCCGCGGTAGTCGGCCCGCCCGAGGATCTGGCTGTCGTTCGGCTCGATCACATGCATGACGTTAATCCACGTCTCCAACTGCGCCCCGCCCGCCTGGTACGCGTTCCGCACCCGGTCCGAGATGTAGGTCCAGTCGATCGGTTCGTTCGGCGCCCGCTTCCCACCGTCGTCGCCACCGAACTCGGTCACGATCTGGCGGACGGTCATCTGGATTTCGCGGAAAATCGTGTCGACCCGGCCGGTCGCATCCGTCGCCAGGTAGTACGTCCCGATCGCCAGCGGGTAGCCGCGGATCACGGACTTCTGATCCTCGAGCAGTACCATCGCGGCGGTGCCGAACACGCCGACATCCCCGTAAATCGTGGGCAGGCAGTTATACAGATTCGACCGATCGAACACCTGCCGAATTCGCAGCTCCACCTCGTACAGCCAGTCCTTCACGCCGCCGTGTTCCGCCAGGTCCTGATCCGGCACCGTGAACCGGAACCACGGGCGCGCGGGGCTGGTCATCCCGGTCATCATGCCCGACTGCAGGGTCCGCACGGCGAACGTCGCGGTCGAGTCGATGATGTTCCCGTTCTTCTTGCCGCCGCGGTTAATATCCGTGCTCAACCACCGCTGGCGCCGGGGCAAAATAAAATCTCCCAGGTCAACCCAGTGCGAGCGCCACGTCTCGCGCTCCACCTTGAGCGCCGCGTGGCGGGCCATGCACCGTTTCTTGGGGGATTCCGAGGGTGCCCCGGAGGTCGGGGCCTTCAACTGCGGGGCCTGGTAGGCGGCGGTCACGTCACATTCCCAGCAACTGCTTGCCCGCGGGTGCCGTCTGCCCCGGCACGCCAGCCGGTCCCGTCAGGATCGTCGAGGCCCGACCCGCCGCAGAGGAGAGACGCCGGAGTGCCGCGGCCCGTGCGGCGCGGACTCCGGCGTCTTGGGGCGTCGGGGGAGGAGCGGGGACCTGAATCTGCGGGGGACCGGCTATGCACATGCACTGCAGTCCATCAGGCATAACCCCTGTGGTGGTTACGCCATACTAATCCACATCTCCACATTTTGTCAACACTTAGCCGTGACGATAGCCCGACTCCCTCGTCCGCCGACCGCCCGTCGTCCGGTCGCGGTGCCTCACTGCAGCCGCCGCTCGCTCGGTTCCTCGAACGGGTCGTACTCCCAGATTGCACTCCGCGCGCCGGTCATCCCCTCCTGCTCCTGGGTCCGCAGTCCTTCCGCCGCCACCGGCGCGTAGAACGTCAGCGCCAGCGCATCGCCATGATCGGGGCTCTCCATCCCGTCGGCGATCATCATGTCCTTCGGTGTCAGCAGGATCTTCGGGCTGTCCTTCCCGGCGTACCCGTACGTCTGCTGCGCCAGGTCTTCCTTCAGCCGCGGGTGATCGTCGATCGCGCCGCCCGTCTTCAGCCAATCCCGCATCTGGCACCACATATAACTCCGGCGATTCGCGCAGTCCGGGTCCGGGCTCGCTTCCCCGAAGTTTACCGGCGTCGGCGTGTACCCCATGCTCACCAGAAAATCGAACGGGCTCGCCCCCGTCCCGCCGGTAATATCCACGAATATCGCCGCCACCGCGTCGCCCAGCTTCTGATGCTCCCGCACGATCCTCGCCACATGCCCCGCCACCGTCGGCCCGTCCGCCCCCATCAACTCCACCACCGGCCAGGTCCGTGCGTCCCGCCCCTTCCGCCGCCGGATCACTGTCTTGTTCCCGCCGAACCGTGCCACGTCCACACCCACCACGAGCGGGTCCAAGCGATTACACGTCGCTTCCCTGGTCGCCGCCGCGTCGACATCCAACCGCGAGATCAACTGGTGCGCGCCCTGCGCCGGGAACACGCCCCGCACCCTGATCTTGAAAAAGTCGTGATCCTCCCCGTACCGCTCCAACCACTCCTGCACCTGCCGCGGGTTATGCGTCCGCACCGTCCGGCTATCCACACTCACCGCGTTCCACAACTTCCGGTACCGATGATGGCACTCGTAGAACGGCCCGCTCGGATTGTTCGGGTTCCCGAACACCCACCAGATGATCTCCGTCTGCGGGTCCGTCAGCGCCCCCTCCTGGGCATCAAATATCGCCTGCGGGATCCCCGCCGCCTCGTCGAACACCACCCACACCCGCTTCCGCGCATTGTGCAACCCCTGAAAACTCGCCGGCCGGTGCTCACTCCAGCTCACCCGATCCAACCGCCAGTTCTTCTCATACCTGGGGTCCACACTCGCGATCTTCGTGTCCGTCATCTCGAACCAGTGCCGCGTAATGCACAACTGAAACCACTTCGCCAACTCCGGCCACGTCTTCGTCCGCAACTGCGTGTCCGTGTTCGCCGTGATAATCCCCCGGCTCTGCTCCATCGTCGACAACGCCCACAGGCTCCCCTGCGCCGCCGTCGCACTCTTCGTGATCCCGTGCCCGCTCGCCACTGCCTTCCGGAACGGCACCGACTGCACCCCGGCCCCACCGCGACTCCCCTGCTGCCCCCGCAGATGATCCCCCAACTCCCCCAACAACTGCACTGCCCACGCCTCCGGCCCCTCAATCTCCGCCAGGTCCGTCCCCGCCACCCCCCACGGGAACGCATACCGCACCCACCCCAACGGGTCCGTCGCGAACCGGCCCATGTCCGCCGCTAACTCCCTAGTCGCAGCACTGCGGCTCATCGCACACACTCCCCGGAAAACGCTGGGAAAAATTCCCAGAAAAATTCCCGAAATGTCGAAGGACCACCCCGCGCCCGCTCGACGAACGAAACCCCGAAGTCGGGTGGGGGGTGGGGGCCTTCGATCGGCCTCGAATCAACCATCGGCGTCGGGCGTGGCGTCGTCAGGGAGGGAGGGTGCAGCGGGTGTGATGTCCACGGCGGTGAGTGCCGGCGCCGGGCTCGCGGTGCGCTCAACCCGTGCGCGCTCGCGCGCGTCGCGGACCAGTGCGGCCAGGTCCTCAACGATCTCCTCCGCCTTGCTCTTGGGTTCCATGCCGCGGAACCGGGCGAGGAGCGCGTAGGCCGGCGTCCGGGGCGCGAACTTGAGGCGGGTGATGGTGCCGACGCCGCCGGCGTTCGTCTCCACCGTCAGGGACGCCAGCGCGCGGCGGAGCGATGGCGGCCAAGTATGCATCGGCAGGACGGAGCCATCGGGACCGATCGCTGCGGCCGGGTCGTAGTCCGCCAGGTCGGACAGCCCGTCCAGGATCTCGGCGGGGTTGAGGCCGTAGCCATCGGGGCCGGCATCGGGAATCGGGATGCCGAGGCGCCCAGCTCGGCGCGCCAGGTCCGGCGTGAAGTGGCCGGCGGCGAGCAGTGCGGCGGTATCGGTCGCGGCGTCGACCAGCATTTGACCGCGGCCAGCGGGGATGGGGTCGGGCTCGGTGGGGGCGGGCAGGCGTGGTGCTGTCATGCGTACCGTTGGATGACCCAGCACGGCACCGCCGGGTCGTCCGGGTGCGGCGTGCGCTTGTCCGGCATCCGGAACCGATCAGGGATGCCGCGTTCGAGGCCGATCCGGTTCTGGCGATAGACGGCATGGAGCACCGACTCGTATTCGACATCGGAATCGCAGCGGAGGTAGTAACTCTGCCCGACCTCGAGGGTGTGCCAGGGATACTTGCACGGCGCGCCGCGGCGCCGGCCCTTCTTCCGGCTCGACTTCGCGCCCTGGTGCCGGGAGCGGGGCGCAACCACTGGGGGAGGTGTGATGGTGTCCATGACGGATAGATACAATTACGAGGCTGGGAGCGCAACAGCGGGCCTTGCGGGTCAGGGCGCCAAGCTGGGGCCACTGTGTGTTCCTTTTCTGGTCGACAGGGGGTGAAAACGCGGTGGGGGCCTCAGGGCAAAATGCTCCATTCTCAGGACCAATATAGGACGGTATGTTATTCGTGCACCTTGCACCCCCTACCCCATAGCGGTAATATATACATATCTATACTACTCTACAGAATAGATTAGAATGGCATGTAAGTGTATGATTTACTTAGGACACAAATAGGTCCGGGTGGTGGAAACTGACGATTGAAAGGGGTGCTTGAGATTATGCGCGCAGAGCTGAATCGGCACGGCCAGG